AACGGTGCCGGCAATCTCCACATCTCTGCTTTTGGATTGACACCAAAATCTTTAGCAGCGTCTTGTAATAATTTTTCATTCTTACGCATGCCAATATAATCTTTACCAACAGAGTCTAATGTGTAGCTGTATCTATTCTCATCGATCAAACTTGCAGCGATCATTGTATCAATGATGCCACCACGTATTTGAAAGCCCATTGATCGTATCCAGGACACGTCGTACATAGCGTTGTGAAATATTTTTGTAGCGTTGGTGTGTAAAACTTCTTCAAACCAATCCAGGACTAAGTCGCGGTCCATGTTCCCACCACCTTCGTGCGCTATCGGAAAGTAACCTGACCATCCCTCCACTGCCACAGCAATACCAACCACCTCTCCGTCTCTTCGTACGGACCCTGATCCCATGGTCATGAGGTTTGGATCTCTTGTCTCTAAGTCGATGGCTATCTCAGAATGACTCGCTAAATCAGGTAGCCTGTATGGAGGAACCCATTCAGTCTCTGGTGTGAACAACGGTTGTTGCAGCGTTCTCAACTGTAGTCTCTTTCGATTATCATATCGATAAAATGTTTCGCTTTCTCGAGGCTCTCTTTGCCTCCCTTATCTTGATGCCTAACTATATACTTTATAGCAGAGCCTTCAGCGAATAACAACCTGTTTTTATTGATGAATTCGCTAGGTTGTATCTTATATTTTTGGTAATGGTCGCCTCCGACCTGGTTATCGTATGGGTTAGACATAGGTGCATTCTCCTGTTTCTACGTTTACATTTAAAATATTCACACCAAGAATTTTTTGTACTGGTGTGAGCGATCTATTAATTTTATATCCGTCTCGCTTTCTTACACACTCTGATTTTACATCTATCAGTATGACTTCATGTTCTTTGATTGCAACAAGATCAACAGCTCCTTGCTGTGACATGTTCCTGCAAACTAGATAGCCTTGATCCCATAGCCACATTGCGGCTATGTATTCTGCTTTGTCACCTTTTATGTGTTCATGAAATCTCAAAAGATGTATGCCCTGTCATAGTTCTTTGGTTCTAATATGTGTAAAGATTTTTTTGCACGTGTAACTGCTACGTAAAATAGACGGTGTAATTCATCAGGATTACGATCGTCGTTGTCAATAGCAGACTTAGTAATATCAGGTAAAAGTAATACATTATCAGCCTCACCTCCTTTTGCTCCATGTATAGTTGATAAAATTATTCTTGGTGTCTGTGTAATTTTTTCTTTGTTGGCTAGCATGTTTCTTATGTAGTTCTCAGTGTTTGCATCTAGCCCTGCAAACGCTTTGAACCAAACGTCATCTGTTTGTAGTCCGTGATCATCTATACACTCTTGAATGTAATAACCTTCTTCATTCTCATCAAAAGTTTTACCTTTCTGATAACCTTTGGTCACGTTATCACCCAGGTACGAATAAATATTTTTAATCGATGCAACGGGTAATAATGTTTCACTGTTTCTCCACTTCTCCCAGGCTTGAATTGCAAGAAGTAAATCTAACTTAACTGAGTTTTTACTTTTGTGTGCATAGTACCAACCTTGCAACTCACACAAATCTTTTACATCGTCTAAGAAATGATTAGCTGTTGTCAACACCAACCACTCACCTTGAGACATGTCAACCTGCGTCACGTCAGAGTATCGTGTAAGGTCACCCATCTCTTGTCGTGGCATATAATCTTTATCGTATCTGTTTGTAACTTTTCTAATTATGTCTTGTGATAGTTCATGTATTGGTCCACCAGGTATGCGATAAGATTGATCTAGTGTATTGATAAAATCAACCTCTTCCCTGAGGGCAATGAAGTGATCCACGTCCGCTCCAGCCCACCTGAAGATGGCTTGGTCATCATCCCCAGCAATATATGTCTTTTCAACTCTTTTCCAGAGAGCTCTAACCATTGACCATTGCAGGGAACTAAGATCTTGCGCCTCATCGATGAATAGTACATCAAGTGGTACACTAGGATTCTCTTTAATAAAGTTTTCCAACATATCGTCATAGTCAACCAAACCTTTTTCTTTTTTGTATCTCTTTAATTCTTCAGATAAAAGGTATAATAAATCTCTTTCTATGTCCACCAGGTGGTTGTTGTTGTCATACTCTTCCAATACATCTATTTGTTTTACTCTCGCTCTATTTATAACTCTAAGATATTCATTGTCTGAATTAAATATACCGTCTTCATCACTATACCATGCACTCTGTATTGGTATTCCACACTTCTGACCAAAGTCTCTATAGTCAGCGTGCTTCATCATTCTTTCTTTTTTTATATTTAAAACATGAAAAGCAAGAGAGTGTAATGTTTTGAAATAAGGTATTTCTTTTTTATCAATCATAAATTTATCTTCGGCTCTGTGAATAGCCTCCCATGCAGCTTTCTTTGTAAAAGAAAAATATCCTATCTTTTTTATATCTGTGCCTGCTCGTAAAAACTCTTCTACTAAATTAAGTAGTGTTGTAGTTTTGCCTGTGCCTGGTGGCCCTAGTATAATTGTTTTCATTAAAACGGAGTCTCCTGATAAGTAACTTGACTTACACTTGGTTTAGTCTTTTTCATGGCTTTAATTTTAACTAGGCGAGGTGTCTGATTTTTTAATGTCATTCTAATCTCATCTACAAAAAAATCTAATTGTTTCATAAGGTTACCTGTCTTTGTTTTATCTATCTCCCAATTATTTCTTTTACAAAAAGAATAGAAATCATCCATTCTAAAATACGTAAAGTCTTCATCTGTCCAGGACATTTTGTTTAGTATATCTTCTTTAGTTCTTGCTGATGGTCTGTTGACAGTGAAGTCATATAGTAAATTAGTTATTTGATTTGTAGGGTCTAATGATTCTAAAGACTCTATCTCCTGTAAGTTTTGCATTAATGTTTTTAAATATATTTCTCTCCAGTCATTTGCTTTTGGTATTGGTGATACCACGTTTGCTTGATCCAGGACTGCAATCGCAAACAAATTAGGATTGTGTAGCTGTTCTGTTTTAAGTTCTACTCTCTTACCACCAACATTTAAAAACCATTGTGGTGGATTAGATGTTATCTTAGTCAGTGTATCCAGTTCCGGCATTTGCTCTTCTTCAAACCCAACACCAAACTTTTTAGTTCTGCACTTCGCAGCATTACAAACACCACATATTGGTTGCTCTTTACATCTGTATTTATCGTAACCACGTTTACCAACAGATTTTATTAGTTGTTGCACTTCGTTAAAAGATAATGGTGGGTTCATGTATTTCTGATTATCAGACATCAACATGTCCTCCCAGTTATCTGGGTTCGCTTGTTTGTGATACACAGCTACATTAAACAAAGCATTGTTCCGCGATCCTTCACCAAACCCATCTTGTGCCAAAGTATTTAAACATGGCGGGCCATCCTTGAAAGCATCGTTGCTCTCTGCTTTTTGTTTAACAATAATATTTTCTATTTGTTCTTTTGTCTGTACCCACTCATCATATATAGAATAGAATGATTCTAAACTAGCAGCTTCACCGCCAGCTTTAAATGTGTACCGAAGTCCTCTAATGCCACCATGGTATGGTAAGTTTAAAAAGTTTCCTGTGTCTCCACGTTCAACTAAAATTTCAGTTTGTTTTGGAAAGATCTCACTACCTGCATAACCCAAAGCCTCTGCCATTGCTTTGAGTTTTGACTGCATCAGTGATGCAGGAATAAACTCTTTAGCAAATAAAAACAAATGTGCCCCACCAGACTTAGATCTAAAAGTTACCAATGGGAAACCAAACCCTTTTATATTACGCATGATAGACAAATGATCTAAGTTGTATTGATCCACATCAACACATCCCCACTTGCACATATTGTCCTCGTTAATAGGTATAACACCTAGAGCCGGATCTTTACCCTCTAGATGCTCCTCCCATAATTTATCTGTGATTGGTTGTCTTTTTATAAAAGCTTTACCTTCAGCTTTACCTTTTTCAGTCGTTGCTCCTGATAATATTAGTTGACCATAGGCACTATTATTGCCCTCAAATATTTCCTTAAACTTCATTTCTTAGCCTTAGGTCTCCCTATGGGACCACCTCGGTTTGGTCTCCACGTTGGTTTACAAACCTCAGTGCAATAAATTTTACTTTTTTGCCATTTCGTTATGTCGAATTTTTGATTGCACGTTGGGCACGTCCTTGGTTTTGGCATCTTTCTCGTTCCTTTCTTTTTTATCTTCTTTTAAATCTTCTTCGAGTAGGCCCATGAACCACAAAGAGTCTATCCATGGGCCACTCATAGTTAAAATGGTACCTGCTCTTTATTAGATTTGTTACCTTCTTCACTGTGTTTTGCAACAACGTCACCTTTGTTAGCGCTATCAGCAAAACTTTTTGCCTGCTCGTAAAGACCTTTGTCTTGAACAGGACCAACCTTTTCTACACTCCAACCAAACCACGTTCCTTTGTCATTTGATTGTTGCACAGTTTTAAGATTGTACACGTGACTACACATAGCCGGAGTAAACATACCATTCTTACCTTTTAGTTTGATACTGTTCATCATCGAGTTCCATGATCTACTAACCTTTAGTTGTGTAGACTTCATAGAAATCAAAGCTGCCTCACCACTTTCCAACAACACAAAGTATGATGCTGTATTCTCAAGATAGTTACCATTAGGCAATCTATCTTTATAACTTGCATCACGTGTTGCGTCTTTGATGATACCGCTTTCTACTGCGTGTATTGCAACAGGAGCACTAGTGCCCTCGCCACGATCTGACCACTCAACGTACTCGCGTTTA